CGTAGTCCATGTTCCAAGTATCCTTATCGATTTCGCTTCTAACCTTAAGAGGAAGTCTGTCATAGAACATTGCTCCACGAAGTTCCTTGTTTGCTCTGGAAGAAGTGATAATGTAAGGGGTCTTAGCAAGTCCTGCGGAAACCCAAAGAGGGTCAACAACAAGTTTCCACTTGCCCTTAGAAACGTTTACATCGTTGTAGTCGTTTCCTACCTGATTGGTGGAAGCGATAATCTTTTCTACAAGACGGATCTCTGCGTAAGCATCGGAAGGAAGAACGATGGTATCAAACTCATAACCCATAGGCTGTCCGCTCTGGTTCTTGAAGTTCTTACCGATGTTAGCAAGTCTGTAAAGCATTTCATCGTTTGTGCCAAGTGCGTTTGTGAATACGTTAGACTGAACGCCAACGCCTGCCTTCATACCGGGATGGTCGGTAGCGAATAAAGCCTTGCCATCGTTTGCAGCGGTATTAAGAACTTTTCCGCCCCACTTAACAGAAGTAGCGGTTGCGCCTGTAAGAAGTGCGCTTGCTTCTGCTGCACGAGAACGATGATAAGAACGAACGAATCCTTCTGCGCCTGTCTTCATGTCATCAACAAGGTTATCTTCAAGCATCTCAGCGGTAACAGTGAACTTCTTTAAAAGCTGTTCATGTACAATGAGCTTGTCGAAGCCTTCCTGAATTTCATCCTGAATAGCGTTTCCGCCTTCGGGAACGATCTCGAAATCACCGAACTCTGTGGTGGAACCAAGTTTCTCACCGAACTGCTTAGAGGTCTTTACGTTGAATACTGCATTTACATATGCGTCATAGTCGTTTTTCTCAGTGTCATAATCAGTCATCCAAGACTTGATAACCGCATCCTGAACCTTGTAGAGTCCTTCGTTAACGCCTGAGTTTTTTGCAAAAATAATAGCCATAGTATTAATCTCCTTTTCTTATTGATTAGCTGAATCTTACGATTGCCTTGGAACCAGAAGTGGAACCATCAACGGAAACAACTTCTGCAACACCACTTGTAGCGGTAGCGGTAACTTTAAGGCCGGTAGAGTCGATTGTGTACTTTGCACCAACGGTAAGTGCGCCGTCTGCGGAAGTAACAGTCTCGTATTCCTGATTGCCTTCAACAAGGTAGCAAGAAATGGTATCGCCTGTGATAGCGGTCTTCTGCTCTGCGCAGATGTACTCAGGCTTGGTTGTTCCTGTTGCCTTGGTAGCCTTGCCGGAAGAAAGTGTAAGAGCTTCGCCAATAACAAAGGCTTCTGCTGCGGTTGCGGGAACCTGAATAATCTCAGGTGCATTACCTACGTTTGAGGATTTTCTGTAAGCAAACATAATTAAAATCTCCTTTTTTCTACTGTGAATTTTTCTGTACTCTGGTGTACTTCTTGCGAAGTTCAGTCTCGGACAGTCCGGGATAAGCGTCTCTCCAAAAACCGAGTTCATCGGCGGGGATACTTGCAAGGCCGTCATTCTGTGTAACACCGTTAACGGGTGCTAAGTGAGACTTGCCTGCTATCTGATTAATTGTCCTTTGCTGAATTGCCGATGCCTGCTGTGTTGACATTCTTCCGAAGTTTGCAATCTTGTAAGCGTTTACTAAGGAAACGTTGCTCTTGGTTGCAAGTTCAAGAACATCAGCGGGTATGGTTTCAAGGGATGTAATCGAAGGGTCCATCTTGTTTAGTTCTGCAATATCGTTAGTGATTTGCTGATTGACTTCTTGCTGATGCATCCTCTGTAAAACCTGTTCGGCCTGACGAATCTGGGGAGAATTTTTGATTGCGTTCTCGATGATGCCGTAATCAATTCCTTTGCTCTCCAATTCCGCCTTTGCTTTCATACGCTCCTGTGCGTCAAGGGCTTCAAAGTAATCAGCTCTGCTAAGAATCGGCCTTCCTGTTTCGGGGTTAGTGTAGTTACTAAACCTTCTTGCAAATTCAGCGTCTTCTGCTTCTCTCTGCTTCTTAAACTCTGCTTCTGCCCTTCTACGTGCATTTGCGTAGATTGCGTTCATGTCAACGGTCTGATTAACTTCGGGTGAGGCATCCGCTACCTCTGGCGTTGTAGAACCCTCTGTCTCTTCACTCGTGACATCTTCATTTACTGTTTCCATCTGATCGGCGGTATCAGATACTTCTACGCCTGTGCTGATTTCTTCATCAGCAAAAAACTGTAAATTGTACTTCATATGCATTTGTCCTTTCCGGGGTTTTCACGCTTCCCCTAAGCGAAGTTTTGTGTATGAAAAAAGCACCTACCGAAGTAAGTGCTTTTAACTACCGTTATGAAATTATCTGTCTAACTCTTTCATCCAAGATTCAATCATGCGTTTTGACTCGCCATCGGCGTTTCTTGAAAGTTCGTGTAAGGTATCGGATATTTCTCTTTTCGCTTCGGCACGACTGTAACCGTCTCGTCTTGAATATCCATCGCCGTCATATCTTGAATATCTACCCATCGAATCACGCTTGTAGGAATTATCATAGGAATATCTGTCTCCCGAATAACCCTTCATGGCAAGAATCGTGTCAATAGATTTGATAGAGTGAGTAAGTTTGTCGATAGCATCAAGGCTACCCATTGACATCTCGCCTTTGCTTGTAAGTTCTTCAAGCTCCTTAACAAGTTTTTCCCTAAGTTCTTCCATTTTGTGCATAACCATACCCCCTTTAGATTAAAGTTGCGGGTGTTACGGGGTTTGCTACTGTATAAGCAGGAATAGGGTAAGGGGCAACTCTGTTCACGATGTACTGTGTCTGAGCTGTGTTGTCCGCAATTAACTGTGCGGTCTGAGCGGTCTGTGAAGCCGCAAGGTTTTGAACAAGTACCTGATTCTGTAACTCAGCGTTGCGAGCCTTAAGCGCATCAATTTCCTGCTGACACATCTTGTCGAGAATTGCCTGAGTCTGATTCTGAATTGCAAGTCTTGTAGCCGCACCTTCACTCTGCACAATAGCCTGTGTCTGTAATGTTGCGGTCTTGTTATCGCAACAACACTGAGCTAACTGAGACTGAATTGCATTTGTGTTCTGCATCGCATTGATAGATGCATTTGTGATTGAAGCGTTTACTCCGGCAAAGCCACCGCAAAGAGCAGTCTGTAAATCGCCAAAACCACTTGTAATACTGTTCTGAACTCCTGTTACAGCGGAATTGATAGCTGCGTTCTGGAATCCGTTTGTGGTAATGTCGGCCTGATTCATCCAAGGATAGATGTTGTTTCCACCACCGAAGCCGTTTCCAAAACCGCCACCAGCAAAGAGGAATAACAGAATTATCCAAGCCCAGGAATCGCCACCGCCAAAACCACCAAAGCCACCGCCTGTGGGTGCTACGGGCATTACCATGCCACCTTCGTCTGTAAGTGCCATATTATTCTCCTTTTAAACTATAAAGGTCAGGGGCCACCACCATTGATGGTCCGTATATATCAAAGCCTTGCGCACCGACTTTAATATCATTTAAGAAACTGTCTAATCATCGGATTGCCTTTGATTGCATCAATCTGCGCTTGCGTAACTTGGTTCGTGTCAAGCAAGTGCTGAATTATTTTCTGCGGATCGTTCAAGTCACTTGGTACGTTAAACTTCTGTGACAAGAATTGAGAAGGCTTTGATTTAAACTGATTCATCATCGAAATCATGTTGTTCATCGTCTGAAAGTTAAACATTGTCTGCTCCCTTCTGCCAATAATACTTTACTGTTTCTCCACCAGAATCCCATGTGTCATAGTAGGAACCATTTTTTACACAAACGGTATGATGTCCTAAACCTAACACGTAGGTTCCTTGGGGATAGTCTTCAGCAAAGTCCGAAACGGAATAGCAATCAGGACAACTATCAGGAACGATATTAAGTTTAAATCCCTTTTCTTCTAAGTATTTGCCCCACACTCTGTTTGAAGAAGGCATATCGGAAAGCATTAAACCTTCCATTGCAACCTCGGAGTAAACATCGTTCCAAGGTTTATCAAGTGCTATCGAGATTGCTCTAATTGCGCAATCACCAACGTTTAAATCATGTGGGTTAGGATTTTTTAATACAAAACTCATAGTCGTTCTCCCTTCTTACTTTAAGCATAGTGCCTAAAATATTTGGAAGCACCGACATTAAACCGACACTAAACCGACATTTTTTCGGCAAGCATCTGCTTTCCTTCTTTGATGTACCGTTCAATTTGCCTTGACGAATATCCAAACTCGTCTTCCAGCTCACACGGCTTTTTGTCATCGCAAAAGACCCGTTTTAGTATTTGCCTTTTAATATCTGAATGAATATAAGCATCAATCAAAAATGCTATTAACTGATTAGGTGGGTTCATACTTTTTACCTAAAGAGGGTGGTTTACGATTTCCCCGAATCGCCTGACCCGCCGAAACGTTTTAACCCTCTATAAGCGTCTATACGCTCGTTTAAATAGATAGGCGGTACATTTACCATTTAGGTTTCTGCACCGCCCAAATCTACCGACTATGGAACTTATTTAAGTATTAGAATAACCAATCTGTATTCTTGCATTGATTGTTACAGGGAACGTTGCCGTTGCACTTGAACTTGACTTCATTTGTACTGATAACAGATTGTGTGAAGAAGTCAGTTTCAAAGGCTCATCGTTAACATTGGAAATAATCGGTTGCCACGAACTCGAAGTAAAGCTATAAAAAGGACTTCCCTGTTTAGCCCACTTCGATGATGTGTTACCAACGCCAATACCAAATCCGACCTTGCCACTATAACTTAATCCTGTATCAGCAAGAACTCTGTAATACAGATTTTTATCTTGTGCGGAAGAAGCTGGCTCTGCTGTTAATGTAGAACCACTTTTCGTAATTCCCTCGGATATAGCGGTTGCATAAGTGCCATCGAGTGAACCGCCCGCGGAAGCAATCGAACCATCCCAAGATGCGTCAAACAAAACTGTGTAACCGCCCGTGTCAGATGATACTGTAATTCCTACCGATGTGGTTACTGTTGTGCCATCTTCGGTATAGCTTACTCCAATTGTGTAAGCACCCGCCGTTGACATATCTACACCAGAAGTAGTAAACACTGCTGATGCCGTAACATCTGCCGTTGTAGTATCTGAGTATGTTGCCGTAACTGTAATGTCTGCGGTACTTAATGTATCGCCTTCTGTGTAGGTTGTTGTGGTCTTGCTTGCTGAAATGCTTGATAAGGTCTTTACACTCGGCCTTTCGGTAGCCGTAACCTGAACTGATGTGTTTACAGTGTCGCTTTCGTATGTGTAGCTAATGCCGATTGTGTAAGTACCTTCCGAAGTCAAGTCAACGTTGCTCGTATCAAACACCGCACTGCTTGTAACATCTGATGTGGTACTATCGGAAAATGTTGCGGTTACTGTAATGTCTGCCGTTGAAAGCGTTTCGTCTGTGTAGTAAGAAGTTTTTGTCTTTGTTGCGCTAATGCTTACTACTGTTTTTGAACTTGAAGGAATTGTAACGGGTGTTGTGTCAATAATGTACTCACAAAGGCCGTAGAACTTTTCTTCGATAAGGTTGTAGCTCTTTAATCGAATTGCGTTCTCGTAAACTTCCATAACGGAGAACTCACCCTCTGCGTAGATAAGTCCTGTTGCGGACCCGTCTATAATATCTCTCGGAACTACCAAAGAAGATAAGTGAACAAACCTTGCTCCGCCCTTGTACTGCATTACATTTAAGTGGTCCCACACGTTCTGGTACTGATATTTGATGTGGGAATGTCCGCTAAACCAAATTACGTTCTTATAATGGTCTAAGAGGTTGAGGAATCTCGTTCTGTCTGAACCGCTTGTTCCCCAAAGGTCAAGGGTATATGCTCCGTTGCCGTTACCAAATCCGATGTACTGTCCGTTCTGTTTCATACCGCTTATGCTCCACAAAGGCGGAATGTGCATGAACAAGAACACTCTCTGATTGCGGTAAGTCTCAAGCTGTGTTTCAAGCCAATCAAGAGAAGCGGTTGTAAGCATCGTGTTTTTAGCACTATGCGTTGTTCCTTCAAATACCGAAATGAAGATGTAAATATCGTCATCGATTTCTTTCAGGAAATAATTTTCGGTTTCGTCAACCCAATCGGTATCAAGATACTTTCTTAATCCCGTGGGATTCTTTGTCATAATAGCGTTTGATGTACTTGCTTCGTGATTGCCACCGCAACAGTAAACAGGCTTTGTACCTCTGTATGTGTCTCGGTTAGTTAACCAAGCATCCAACTCAGAAGTATATCCGTTTGCGGTTAAGTCACCCGCACCACACACCGCATCAATATCATTATCTGCATCGGCATATTCAAGCATCGCTTGTATGTCATCTGTTGAAGTTTCGTATCCTTGGTGCTGGTCGGAAAAAAGTGCTTTCTTGTTCTGTACTGTACCGTATACTGTTGCATCAAACTGCTTGTACTGCGGTATGTCGTAAGAAGCAACTACACTGTTGTTTTTCACCGCAACAATCTTTGTCGCATCAGTGGGAATTGCGTTAAACTCCATGAGTTTTATAGAACCCATTGTTTTACCGTTGTCCACATCTAAGGTTACGGTATCAATCTTAACATAATCGGTTAACGCTCCGTTGCTGTCGGCCCACATGATATCGTAGTTACCGTTATAATCAGCATTGTTTGCGGTTAAGAAGATTTCTCCGTATGCACTTGCGGAATCATCGTTCTTCCATGTTGCGTTTAATTTAATCGGTTCGACTGTTCCTTGAGGGATATTAGCAATCTCGGTAGCCAAATCGGATACTTCAATGTTTGAAGAACCACCCGTTTTTGCTCTAACCGCATCGGCAATATCCGTCAAAGTTCCCGAATCTATTACCCATTTGCTCATTTGCTACACCTCTTGACTTTCTGCTGTCGTTAATGAAGCAAGCACCATCGCCGCAATATCGGCATACATAATATCCATGTTGGAAGTCTGTGTTTGTTCTTCGTCGTTTACCCATAAAAAAGGCATACGCTTTCCAACTTTGGCTGTTCCGTCCATAATGTCTGTTGCTGTGCCAGCCTGACAGTTCGCGCCTTTTAATGCTCCAAACTGTTCGGCGGTTTCTGCGGTATATTTTTTTGCTAATTGTAATGTTACAGCATCCATAAAATTACCCCTTTCTTACGACCAAGAAGTCCAGCCCGAAGCTTTATAACACTTGGTGTTTCCTGTGTTTTCATCAATACACAAATCGCCTTCTTCTACGGGGATATGTCCTTCAACTACTCCTGTGGGAGCTGATTCTGTAAGCGCGTCAATATAAAACTCTTTCTGACCGCCATCTTTAACAAATACTCTCATTCGTTTTCTCCTTCCTTCTCGTAAGGTATTTCTACTTCTTCTTTGCCGACTTCTTTTTCATACATCGCACAGTTCTTATTCCGACAAGCGTATGTCAAAACTCTCATTAACTTGTCATCTTTCATAATCAGTTTGCTTTTGATTATCTGTGCATCAAAATCACATCTGGGGCATTTCATTAGGTATCTCTCCTTCCATCGGGATCTGCGCTGCCATCGCTTCATTCTGCTGTGCAAGCATCTTCTCAACTTCTGCTAACACTTCTCCGGCATGAGGATAACCGTTACGCTCTTGCTCTAACCAATAAAGTCTCATAGTTCTTAAATCGCCCAAAGGTCCAAAGGCTCCGCTCTGTAACTTGAGGTCTGACTGATTCCACATCGCTTCACGGTTGGTAAGAAGTGTTGAAGTAGTGTCGATTGTGAAAAGGAACTCGTCATTCCAATAAGGCTTTCCGTCTGCATCAAACTTGACGAAATCGGATTTATCAAAGTGACTGAACTCTAATTCGCCATCGTTGCCGGACATCGTTATCGGAATGGGTTGGTCTGCATATGCCAAAGCAAACTTGAACATTAACTCGTACAACTTCGCGTAGGCTTCATTCTTCATTACTCGTTTAGATTCCAAACGGCCCGCAGCCTGATTGATTGAGTACTGTTTTGCAGCACCCGATGTAGCCGATGAATCGTATTTGCCCTGGTATGCGTCTGTAATACCAAGGGATGATTTAGCCCACTGATAATTGGTTTCCAAGAAGGCCATATCCTTTGATACATCTGCTTGACAAGTTAATACCTGAATCATTGACAACTGCTGTGGATTATCAATTCTCAGGATCTTGAACTCTTCATCGTTCTTCTGGAAGTTAACTCCGGCAGGCATCGTCAAAACGGAACCCGCTTTTAACAGCTTCTCGTTTATCTTTGAACCGAGTTTCTTTATCGTATCCTGTTGGTCTTCAATCGCTGCTGCATCTGAAAAACCAAGGAATGATTTGTACTTTGAGATATTCTTTCTTAAAACAAGCGGGAACATACCGGGCTTGTAGTAAGGAAGTTCAACCTCTGTTAAAGTAATTGCGGGTGTTCCGTCAGGATTAAAAATAGGATTACCCATTTCGTCTGTGGCCTGAACGGGAATCGAGATTGTATCTGTTTCATCAGTCTGTGTCTCAAACTTCTTTGAACCGCACTGAGGACATTCATCACCCATTACTGTTGCGCCACACTCTTTGCATACCTTTATGCTTCGTGCTTCGTAGTCTTCGCTGTCCTCTATCTCAACATCGCCTACCCATCTGTAACGACCTATGCCACCATCTTTGTTTTTAAAGTAAACAGTAACGAGTTCAACGATGTTCTCTAAAGGCTTATCTTCGTCCTCTGCAACGCCTTCTTCGGTGGATACATCTTTACCAAAACGGCGTTTAATGTAGTCCTTTGTCTGATTCTGGCGGATAAATACGTAGTCCATCTTTTCAAGCTCTGTAACACCTTCCTGTGGTATTACTTGCTTCGGATGAAGGTCGTTTACTGAGAGATCCCCGACTGCGCAATGTGTCTTTATTGAGTTATCCCATTCGACAATATTAAAAGAGCCACCCTGTACAGGAGTAGTTCTCTCTTGAACGTCATTCTTGGCTTTAAAGTGCTGTTTATCAATCTCTCCACGTAAGAACGCTTCAAGTATCTTCGCCTGTTCTTCATCCTCTTTGTGAATGGGGATTACTTTAGGGAACGGGATTGCTGAATCAACTTCCGACTCGATAAGGTCAAAAGTGATATTTCTTACGTTAATCGCCAAAACCTTGGATAATCCGCCACCATTGTTAGGATTGCGGTTAACATGACGGTCACCTTCGTACATCTTGTCGTAAACGTCCATCAAGTTAAGGTTCGCTTCGTATTCGTTCTTGGCGTTCTCGTATTTCTTCTTCCATTCCTTAAGTTTCTTGGATACTTCGGGCTTTGTAATATCTCTCATAAGTTTGTTCCACCATTTCATCTTATGGGTTCTCCGTACAACTCACGCATCATATCCCGCATCTTCGGACTCGCATTGTCCCAATCTTCCAACCTATCATCAGGCCACTTCTCAAGGCGTTTATTTCTCTCATTCTCCGCTGCCGGAGTAGTCCACCAAGTAGAAAAGTACCTTAATGCGTCTGGTAGGTGCGTCAACTCATGCGGTGTTTTTGCGTATATCGTTGGTTTGTTCTTGTCTTTCTGTATCTTTTGTAGGTCGTGTATTAATTCATCACACGTTCCATACAAAAAAGTGAGGTTCGGTTTCCCGTTCTCCCTCACTCTTAAGTGTTCTTTCATCTGCATACAACCGTTGAACATATCGCGGTTGACTTTTATTAAGCTGATTCCGTTTTCAAGGAATATATCTGCTGCACTCTTACCCGTTTCCTGTCTACGATTCCACAAATCATCAGGGGCTAAGTAAAAGTCTATGTGTTCATATGCGCTACGACTCTTTAACAGTTCACACGCTTGACTGATGGTTAAGTTAGGCTCTTTCAAACAACGGTATCCTTGTTCATTGTTCTTCGTGTCTACTTGTATCCAGATTGCAGCCAAAGCATCTAAGCCGTAGTCAATCGCACAATATCGCTTTAAAGGACCCGTTAATTCATCCTTTGTCTCGTGCGTGTCTTTTGTTACTTCTGGGAAGAACGCACCGCCCGGTACTTGCAACGCTTCGTCAATAGTCGCGGGATACTCGGCTGTGATTCCGTCTCCCAAAGCACGTTTCGTTTGTTCGTACCATTCTTCGTCTCTTGAAGGGTCTGCATACCAAGGAATAAAGATTTTGTTAAATCCGTTATCAGGGTTGGTAAACATTTCCTCGAAAAGAGATCCACGGGCAATAGTAGACAATCCGATTACCTTACCACCATTCTTACTGTTGATGGTAGGGAAACCGCCTTCCCATATCTCTCGCGCAAACTGCTGAAACGCCCATTCGTCAAAGATTAGTAGGTTCGCTGTGAATGAACGGCCTGCACCCGGAGAAGAAGCCAACGCCTTAAAGTTTGACTCCATATCGTTAGGGAACTTGATTGTCACTGACAAGGCCGTTGATGAAAATATAGGCCCTTCCCATCCGTTTGGTACATTATCCTTTTCCGCTATAAGTTCTGGCATATAACGAAAAATGACTGTCAATCTACGAACGAGTTCTTTCGCTTCCTCTTCCGTCTTTGACAGTCCAATTACCAATTTGCCATATGAAGTTATCATTAGGTGAGCAGCTATGTGCATTACGAGCCACGAGAATCCTAACTGTCGCGCTTTCAAGATTATATTCCATCGATGGTCCATTATGCTTTTAAGTGCATCTAACTGCGCAGGCCACAACTTAAATGGTTGTATCAACTCTTCTGCGTGCTTATCTTCTATGTGACCGTATTTATCGATGAAGTACTCTATATGCGTTTTACAGTAGTCTAATTGAAGGACTCTAAGGTCCCCCATCGTTACTCGCTCTCCGCGCTCTACTGCTCTCTGTATCTCTTCTATACTTCGCATAAGCCCAAATTGAATTTTTAGTAAAATTTTTTGAGGGGGGTATACGTTATTTCCGCAGTGGCGGTCCCGATGGTGGGGGTAGTCCGGCACGATCCAACGCACCAGGACTCCGAACACGGGGAACAGAAAAAAACACGGCAGAAAAAGAACGCCCCAAAATTAAGCCCCGAAAAGAAAAGCTCTGTCGGTTAACTGACTTTTGCTATTTTAGCGTTAAATCTATATTTTACGCTATTCTAACAAAATGCCTACAAATGGCGTGGTTGACACGTTTCTTGGCATTTTTGCACCGTTTTACTCGTCTTTTTTGTTGTGCATTATGCCTAATCTTTCGGCTATATCGGCCATTAATTGCCTGTCGGTGTCGGTTGTTATGTCCGCGGATACCTCGACAATATCCTTTGGCCGTTGTCCGCTTGTGTCTCTGCAAAACTCGGCGGCCTTGGCGTTTCCGTTCTGGGTTGCTTCCTGCCACATCTTCGCAGTCATAAGCCCTTGAAAGGTCAAATCCTCTTCCGTCAGCTTCTCAGAATCGGCTCCGAGATATTTCTGTGCTTGCTCTCTGCTTGCCGTAGTGTTTAACAAAGCCAACATTTGCTCTTTCATGGTTCTTTGTTTGCGTCTTTGTTCACCCCTTGCAATACCGCCTTTAGACCTAATAGCCTTCTGTTCTTCTGGTGATAGTTCGTTAAAAGGCTTTAAATTCGCCATCCGTTTCTCAATGCCTGTTAGTTCTTTACCCGTCAAAGTCTCGGCTTTAACTTCTGGCGTTGTGTTTGTGCTTTGTTCCGTCATTGTTTAGCCCCCTTTCTACGGATTTTTGGCACTAAAAAAGAGCCGTGAACTTTGTTTCGTTCCTCGACTCTTTCTCTAAGCCTACAATAGCACACCGCAAAAGTGAACACAATACTTTGTTTTTTCGGAAGAACTTGCGAAAAACCCAAGTTTTTTTTTGCGCCGTTTTTCTCTTTCTTTTTCTTTCTCTTTTAGTCGTTTAATGCTCTATCTTTTAAATACTGATTAACCGACTTATTTTCTTTTCTTGCTCTTTCTTCAATTTGTTTCTTCTCTTCTGGTGTAACTACAAAAGCTATCCGCGCCATTTTAGACAAATATCTTTTGTTACATTCCTTTTTAGCGTCATTATATCCGGCATAAGCCATTTTTACACCCCCTTTATATAAATATATATACTACTTCGATACTATTATACCGCTTTTTTTGCATTGTGCTATGTGAAAAATGCACAATTTTGCATTGTGTTATTCATGCAATATTACGTCTTGCATTGTGTTATGCAACGCGATATTATAACCTTGCAAGGCACGAAAGAGCCGAGCAAAACAACACGGTAGGAGGAACACAAAATGATACGAGGTGCGAAAAGCATGAAAGAATTACTCAGACGGCTAATCCAATGGTTGAAAGACCACGGACACAACGCCGATGAAGTTCTGGAATGTTTGAATTACATTTTAGGCAAGTAAAAAGACCGTAACGGACGCACCCGAAAACGGTCTAAGTAGTTAAACGGATGGCGCAAGACCTACCGCTTGCGTCTATCCTAACACAAAATGGTAGGAATTGCAAATAGAAAGGACGCGAGACAATGACAAACGCACAGACAATCTTTAACGAATCAGTAAGACTTATGAAAGACGGCATAATCGGCACAACAGGAAACAAGATCACAATCACTTACGAGAAAGACGGACAGAATATAACAGAAGTTATAGACGAACCCGAACCCATTCACACTTTCGCAGCGTGGAAGTCTCTCGGATTTAAAGTTAAAAAGGGCGAAAAGTCAATAGCAAAAATTGATATTTGGAAATGCACAATTAAGCCCGAATCAATGACAAGCAAGGACGAACACGGCGAAGAAGTAACAATCACAGAAGACACAAAGAATATGTTTCGCAAAACTGCCTACTTCTTTAAGCTTACACAGGTTGAACCCATAACAGCATAACTTAACCGGGGCGCGGGCAACCCCTAAACCCGCAGAAAGGGATTAAAACATGAGTGCAATTTTATATCATCCAGAACTTAACGAAGTAAAGCCGGATACACAGATTGACGCAACATTATCTTACAGCGGTAAACATTGGTTCCTTAAAACAACGCTTGACTTAAAGGGTCGCGGAATTAAATATCTTGAGACTATCGCACAAGGCGTTAAGCGATACGAAGTAACAAACAGAGCTTTTGAAATCTTAGAAAATCAGTACACAACAAGCATTAAATGTTATTTAGACTAACAACCACGAAGGGAGAAAAACACAATGGAAAACACAAACATTTTAACAGACAAGAACGGACGCGAAATGAGAACGGGAAACATCGTAAAAGTTGAAAACGCATATTTTAAGAATGACAACGGCTATTATTATATAGCCCACACACCCGGAGACATTACCTGGTGTGGCAATGATTACAGCCTTAAAAAGATTTGTCAGAACGGCAAAATAAGTCAGGCATCACACACAGTCGCATTTTGGCCCTTATCCGCTTTTTGTAATGACAGAGCAAAGAATCAGGCAGCCAGAGAACACAACAAACAGTATGCGACAATCGAAATAATTGATACTATCGACAACAGCGAAGTTATAGCCGAGTTTGAAAGAGAAGCCAACGCACACGCCGAAACCGCAAAAACTTATTCTTACCGCTACGGTGAAAATTCAGAAGTTACTTTGAAGACACAGCAAATCGGCGAATTTTACCAGAACTTAGCCGATACAATGAAGGCAGCGAAAGAAGTTAAGACAGAATCCCCCGCGGATCTGATTTGTGAGCCTGAATTGGTTGCAAGCGTTGTATATGATTTCGGAGTATCCGACATTGACGAAGAACCCGCACCCCAGAAGCCCGAAACAGTAAAGAAGTATTACGACATCAGCGAAGAAACAGCCCGCCGCGGTCACGACTCGGTACACATGAGCGAATACAAAGCAAACAGCGCGACAAACGGATATAGAGCCGCAGTTGATGAAGCCTACGAGATAGCCGAAAGACAGAAAAAGAAAGTTTCCGAGTTTTACCACGAAAAGATAGACGCACTTGTTGACAAATACGCCCGCAAATATGCCGAATGGACTAATAACTATAACCGCAATCAGGCAAGTTGCCCGTCATGGTTTGTATGTGGTCCGGCTAATTACCCGGTAAAGAAGTTCCAAAGACAGCAGGCCCGCGAAAATTCATTGTGGCAGGAATACGAACAGATACAAGGTATTTTAGAGAAAATAAAGTCAGTCGGCACCGGCCCTATTGATTTAACCGACCCGCACGCAAAAGAAATGTTGGAAGATCGTTTACAGAAGTTGCAAAAAGAGCTTGACGAATCGAAAGAGTTAAACGCATATTGGCGCAAGCATAAAACATTTGTTGGTTGCCCGGTTATCAAACCAGAACACGCCGAGAAGCGAACCGAAGATTTTAAACAGACTTTAAAAGATTGTCCGTGGATTTCTTCACCCTGTCCCGCTTATGAATTAACAAGTCTAAGGGACCGTATAAAGCGCACGCAGGCCCGCCTTGATGAATTAAACATGAGACAGACAACAGAAAGCAAGGAAGACGCGCACGAAGGTTTTAAGGTGGTAGAAAATAACGAGATTATGCGCTTGCAGATTATCTTTGATTACAAGCCCGATGAAGAGACACGAAACGTTTTAAAATCCAACGGTTTTAAATGGGCTCCGAGTCAATCAGCTTGGCAGCGTCAGTTAACACCAAACGCACAGTACGCACTTAAACGAGTACTTGAAGTTATCGCATAAAAGGGGGACAATATGAAACATTTTCCGAAGTATGTAAAAACTTATGATGGTTACATAGGCACGTTTCAATATCTTGATTTTGGCGAATTTCCTGTATACCGCTTTCCGGGCGGTTGCAGGATCGCGGATGATTGGGAAATAGAACACGGTTCCGACAATAGAAAAGATTTAGAGGGGGACAACGAATGAACGCACACACAGACGAAGAACAGCGCGAGTTACTTGAAGATTTAGCACTTGAGATATTCAGTGTGGGGTGACATTCTCAACCACCCCACACCAGATGAAACCATCGAACGGGGGAACCGTTCACAAATAGACTAACAAAAGACGATTAACACCCCATTATGATTTTCTCCTTATGCGGAAAAAGGGCAGCCGATTTGGTTGTCCTTTTTCTTTGCGATTACTATGGATGTATATCTTGCAAGCCTTCAACTTGTCTTTTTAAGTATTCGATTTCCATTTCTTGTCTTTCGGTCTTTTCTTTGAGATAGATTAAGTGCTTCAACATTTCGTTTGTCACCTTAAACGCTTGCCTTCCAGATATGTCTATCGGTATTTCTTCTGTCCACTTTTCTTTCATGCTCTGTAATCCTCTTTCGTGTAAACTCTCTCACCGATATGTCCTACTTCAATAGTTGAATCGGCAAGAATCTTGAAACCTCTTTCGCGTGCCTTGTAGCAAAAGCTGAAATCTTCACCGAGTCCGGGAAGCGGTTCAAACGGCGCGTACCATTCTTTTGTTACTTCCGCGATAACTTCACGCTTGATTAAGCAAAGACCCATTCCGCAGCCTTCAACCTCAAATACTCCGTTCGGTACTTCCGTGAAGCGTTCGCATATCTGTTTTGCTTCATCGGTTCTGGGGTAAATCTTTGAGTAAATCTGTGGTGTATGCTTGCCTGTCCTTGCGTAATAAACCGCCGTTGCGACATCAGCATTTAAGGCCATCAAACGATCCAAAGCATCAGGCGGAAAAACCATATCAGAATCAACAAACAAAACGTAGTCCCAATTTTCTCTCAGTGCCACATCGCAAATATCGTTTCTTGCAAAGTACACAAGTGAAAATGCTTCAAAGAAGAACGCCGACTTCTCAGGTCTTTTCAGTGACATCAGACTTTGCACTGTCTTGATTGGTATTGCTCCCGTTGATGGGATACCGATTAATACTTTCATGCTTTGTACCACCCGTGAAACTGTCCGTCCTTCCATACCAAGCGGTATTTGAAGAAACAAAGGTAGGTTGTTTTCTGTCCGAACTCGTCAATGTACTTTTTAATCATTCTTTCTCCCTTCTGACTGTCATAGTCGGTAGATTTAGTGGGTATTCTATCACCATTGATAGTTTTACCCTTTTATGCGTTAAACGAGCGTATAGAAACTCGTAGCGCGTTCATTTTGGCATTTACGGGAGTGGGGACCTCTGCTTCTCCACCCCCGTTTAATCATGGCACGATTTTTAACTTGTTCTACAACCCTATGGGGCGCGTTCCTTTCTCAAGATTTGTGTGATAAACAATTCGGTAACAAGTCTTAATCGTTGCGCTCGGTTAATATGGTATTGTATCGTCGGTTAAAATCGGCTTGGGTATTAAGTCTTTGTACTTTTCCTCAAGTTCGATTGTTAACTTTCTTAAAGTGTTCTTTTCTTCATCAAAGCTATACCAAGCATCTGTTCTGTACTTTATTGCATTAACAACGTCATCGTATGCGCGTCTTAATTCAATTTCCGCGCCGTTTAATTTTCCTTGCTCTGCAATAGTTTTTTCAAGATGGCATATATAGTTTTTCAGCTCATCCAGATTCATAGCGTTTAATACGTTTCTGTTAATCATTCTTCCCCCTTATACGGATTAGGTAACGGTTTCCATGCGACAATGTTCTTGTAGTAATCGTCGATAGCGGAAAGATGTGTTCTATCGTGCATCCATCCCATGTGAATATCTCCGTCTATGTCACACGCTAATACTTCCTCATGTTCATCGGGTAGCCTATCCTTAACGCTTATCCACTCTTGCGGTTCAACCTTGACGGAAGGAAGTTTTCTTAACTTGTTTCTTATCGCCAAAGCCGTATATTCTCCCATGCCTTGCATTATCATGGGGAAGCACTCTAATGCTTCTTCTCTGCTTATAGCATCTTCACAAGGTTCTGCGGATAGTGCTTGCTGAGAGTCTTGTTCGAGAACGCTTAACACATCTTTGCATAACTGATGTATGTCTGTTCCAAATGTGTCTAATTTATCATTCTCATGCTTTTTCATGGTGTATCTTAAGTTTCTAATTAATTCTTCTCTTGTCATTCTTATTCCAACCCCTTCCTTGTAATCTTGCCGTTGTACACAGACTTGGCAATAGCCACTAATTCTTGGTCGCTTTCCTCGATTAGTTTTTCCAAATGCTCTATGGACTTTTTAAAGGCATCCATGACAAGGATTGTTGTGTTATCACTTAATTGAAATTCAGTTGTCTTTTTCCATCCCCACAAAAGAGAATAGGTTGTTGTCCTTTTTAAAATCGGTGTGTCTTTTCCGCACTCACTTTGCATTATCCAATCTCTTACTTCTTTGATGTCATCAATTTCATTAAGCCAATATATGATTCTGTTTATTGTAAATTCTCTATCATCTGCGGTCATTCTTTCTCACCTCTCTCTTTGTATTCGCTCCGCCAAAAAGCATCTATACATTCTGTACATGAATCGTAATCATCGCCATCTTTATCAACGCACTCATCGTAAGGGCAACCATCAGCATCACTCCACTCAAATCCGAATACTTCTTTAAACTTTTCTGCGTTTGTCATTCTTTCTCACCCCCCTACCTTAAAGCCTTTCCAATTCGGCTTCTTTTTCGCTTATGTACTGTTCAATCGTGGCGAGTATTCGTTCTGATAATTCGTAACTTACTTTAATGTCATCGCGTAAGCAACCGTAATTAGTTTTTAAACGAAGTTCTGTTGCTTTGTTGATTCTTAAAAACTTCCAACAGTTTTCACAAGTCCTCACGAAGTCCTTTAATGTTCTGATTTCATCGTTCAACACAATTCCTCTGTTTATTTGTTCTTTTGTCATTCATTCACCCCACTTCTGATTCCACCAATCAAGATTAATGGTCATTATTGGATTCTTTATGCCTTTCTTGTACACATAGACATTCATTGTGCCAAAATCTACATCTTCTTCGCTTAATCCGTATATCTTCATAAGCACTTCGCCGTTGGTTAGGTCGGTAAGACAAGTCGCAACGTGTAAGAAACTCGGTGCTTCACCTTCTTTCATTGCATCAATTAATTCTTCTGTTGTCGGTACTAAATATGTTTTAATCATCTGTACTCCTTTTAATAATCGTTATAGGTTGCCTGCCGTATCTTACAAACATCCTGGTGCCTTCAACTGTGATTTCTGTAAGCCGATAAGACTTAATCAAGTCCTTTGCTTCTTCGTCCGTAAGATATTGAATGTCATGCCAACCAAACGACCAATAAATCATCCACGGATACTTGTCTGCATCCTTGCGATCCAAAATATACTTCTTGTATTGCTCTTGGCTTTTTTTCTGAAATTTCTGCTGAATTTCAAAAAGGCTTCGCAATGCTTCGTTGTCAGTCATGCCTTCGGTCCTCTAAAGATAACAAGCATACTTGGAAACGGTGCTGCACTCTTACCGCCAAACTTCACACGGCCTTTAATGAATCGTATTTCTGCCCGGTTGTAAATGTAATTGTGAAAGTATCTCGTGTCCGTTCTGCTTGGTACTAACAACACTACTAACGTGTTATCGTTTTTGGTTTCATAAAATGCTTTTGCTACCCACTTATCAATCTGGGAGTACGGTGGATTACACCACACGCGACACCCCCCCCACGAAATTTTTAAGCCGTCCTGTTCTTTGGTTACATATCTCTCGCACTTGTGGTTCTCTTCCGTGGCACAGGGATCTAAATCAAAGTGGAACTCGTTGTTGATTTCGTCAAACAGCTCTTGCGGTGTAGCCCACTCGTCACTGTCATGTGAAAAGCATACTTGTAATTTCTCGTTCATATTCTCAACCCTTCCACAATCTCAGCGTGTTTACTGCAAACATACGGATAGTTCATCTTCAACTGCTTTGTCACTGCTCTAAGTGACTTCCCGTTGATGTCAACCTCTTTGACAATGAACTGCCACTTGTACGGCAATCCTTTAATCGCTTTGTCGATTCGTCTTTTCCTTGCAACCTTCTTTTCAAGAATCGCTTTAACCTCTGCAAGTTTGATTGAATCGTTCTCGACTCTTGACTTTGCTTCATGGTTTGCCGGACTCGGTTCATCGGATAATGTCTGTACTATCCTTGTGGCCTTCGTCTCAAGTTCCGCGCATCGGCCTGCCAAGTTGTCAATCGAGATAAACAAGTCATTGTACCCTCGCAATATTCTTCTGTTTCGGTAATATCTCTCACTCATATTTACCTCTAATACTTGATGTTTAAGTTTCCGTGTTCGTTTATCCAATCAATAATTTCTTTGTAGTTCAAACCGCCTTCTTCTTTCGGACGCATTATGTAGTCATAGATTTTAGGGTGAGTTTTCTTCATCAGCTCAAATCGCCCTTCGCCCGGTTTCTCCAAGTGACATCCGTAACCGCAAAACATACAACCCGTTCTTGAACATCCCGTAGTCTTCAATGGTGGATTGCCTAAGTCAAACAATCCGTATTCATCCGATAAGTCCGTTAATGAAACTTGTCCGTCTAACTGTCCGTCTTTTGCGTAGTCCGTGACTATATCACCGTATACCGAACAGATTTCTACGTTGTGTAGTTTGATATAGAGCAACACATCTTGTTCCGTCCACGTTGCCATTGGATTAGACACAGGGTTTTTAAGGTCAAACCCATTGCATCCGTTCTTAATCCACTGTTGCGTCCTTAATCTGCTTTCGCTTGCCATTTGAGCTGTCATCGGCATTAAGCCTGTTTGCCTGTTGTATGTGTGTATAGGTGACTTTTTCATAACCTTGCAGCACATATCAGATATAGTGAATGGTGCATCAAGGAAGAACTTGTACTTCTCTTGTGAGAACATGGACTTGTCAAACTCGTTAGGGATAATCCCCTTCTTCTTCTTGTTCCAATTCTTTTCGTACTTCCCCAGAAGCATCGCCATTCGGCAAGGGGCTTGATACCCTTTTTCTGTAAGCACCCGTTCCGCTAATTCTGTCGATACACCACTTATACGGCAACTTTGTGCTGTGCTGTGCTGTGCTGTGCTGTGCTGTGCTGTGCTGTGCTGTGCTGTCAGATTGTGCGGTTTGTTCGGCTATCTTTGTCAAGTACATCCTTGCTCCGTATACACAAGCGGAAGTCTCTTTGGATATAAAAGGGTAGCCGTACTTTTCAATCACTTGTTTAAATGTCAGCTTTGGCTTAAGAAATACCGCTCTCGGATCTCTTTTCACAAACTCCCTTATTTCTGGATATTCAAGGCCCGTATCTACGAATACTCTTTTGATTTCGTTTCCGGGATACATATCATCTAAGATGTGGCTTAATACTGTGCTGTCCTTGCCACCGCTGTAAGAAAGATAAATTCCGTCAAGTCCGAACCTGTCTACCCACTGCCGTATTCTCGTCTTTGTAAACGCAACTTTCATCGAAAGAGGTAACGCTTGCCGGTATGCTAATTCTTCTCTTGTATGCATATTCATTGAAGTATCTCCTTCTCAATCGCGTCAAAATCGTAGTCAGTGTGTATCATCTGGTTAAACTTGCTTTCCTTCTTGGGCTGTGGCTGTGTCTCAAACTTTTCCCAAGTGATAATCTTCTGTTTCCAATTCTTCACGGGATTACCTTTTGAGTCTTTCCAACCGCCTGTGGTGAAGTAGTCAAAGAAGGATTTCGGATTAACCTTGTTGTTGCGTTCCTTGCAATAGGCTTCTACTTCTTCAAGTGTCGGTGGAATAAATTTAGACGATGTTCTTGACGATTCGTGATACGATTCGTGGGGCGATTCGCCCACGATACTCTCATTGTCATTGTCATTTATAGATTCTTTTAATAATGTTAAGAACCTAACCACCGTAACGTTTGTTATGTCCTTCTTAACCAAACTGTTGTAGATGAAGGTAAGTAAGGATTTATCCCTAACCGCTTCCATGTCTGATAAAAGACAATCAAGTACGGGTTTGCCGCCGGACACAATCGAGTACAAAAGATAATTCTTTATAGCAATCTCACTTGTACTCTCTGAATACCTGATGATTCCGTATTTGTTTTGGAATCTTTCAAGCAGCACTCTTACGGAATCCTGTGTGTAACCAAGGTCGAAAGAAGCTTTCTTGATTGCCAAGTGGTAAACACCTAACTGTGTGGTGTGTTGGTTGGTCAAAAGGTAAAGCATGAAATACTTATCTTCTGGGGAGAAATCCAAAACCTTTTCGTCACTCCAAAAACTTGTATCCACTACACGCTTTATCCGTTTCATACGTCACCTTGCTTTCTGCGGTTATAACAAACACCGCCGATTTTGTTAAAGGCAATGTCCCATGTGTAATCTCTGCCCGGAGTGTAATAACGCGAGTATGATATGTCGATTGCTTCAATAACTTCTTGAAACGAAAAGCGGCTTAGCAAATTCTTTAACTTCGCTAATCCAGATTCAGTACACCGCCATCCTGTCAACTTGCCTATGTACTCATTAAGTTCTGCTGCCTGATTATCCATGAAGTCCGCAAGTTCGTTTCTCCAATCAAGAAGCATCTTCATCTGCTCCCGCTTCTCCGCAAGTTCTTGCAAACGGTCTTGCTGTTTAACAACCTCTTCATTTTCTTCGAGACGGACCTTGCCTTTTCCTCTGTTGCAATCTCTACATGAGGTAATCAAATTTAGGATCGTGTTCTTACCACCTTCCGCAACGGGTTTGATATGGTCTACTTCAAGAATCACGTCCGGGGCCTTACGTCCACAGTATTGGCAAGTAAACTTGTCGCGCTTGAACACTTCAAATCTCATTTTCTTTCCAATAGGTTTACGTTCTGCCATTTGTCTACCCCTTTACAATCAACTTGCCTTCTTTAGCAGCGACCTTCGCAGCTTCTTCGGGCGTATCCCATGCACCGTAAAACCATAAGTCGGTGGTGTCGGAATCGTATGTAGCAACAACGTACTTGCCCACCGCATATTCAGGCATACTGTTAACGATTACCTTGCAAACTCTTGCCATCTTCTTTTCTTCGTTCATTCTTCTTCCCCCTTATCTGCATTTGCTATCAATGCTTCATCAATGCTGACTCCAAATTGCTTTTTAAAACTCTGTGCCGAAATTCCATAATATTTGCGAAAGGCAAGTCCATAAGA